CCATTGTATGCCATAATAGAGAAGCCAGCGCCATCAAGAGCACCACCAGAAGTACCAGTGATTGTTAACGTATTTGATGCATCTACAATAGAAGAATCACGATTCCAGCGAGCAATATTACCTTGAGAAATGTCATATGTCACTGCATTACTATTAGCAAGTTCTACTAAACTTACTTTGGCATATCCTGTAATATCAATGTTTGAACTTGATACTGGAAGTGATGCTAAGTTATCTGCTTTACTCATTCTCGATTATCTTTCTATAGTATTTTTAATTATTTATAAACCATTGCTTTTGATCAGTCATGATATTCTCCTTTAGTTGGTTTCCAATATTTAATCGGCGACGCTAGATAGCATATCGTATAACTACGATACCAGAGCCACCAGCACCTCCGTTATCGGCATCGATGTTTAAGACTGTGCCTGCTCCACCGCCTCCAGTGTTGGCCCCTCCATTGGTTCCTGACCCAGTTCCACCATCATTTCTTCCACTTGTATCTCCTGTGAAACCAGCGCCACCACCTTTACCAGCATTACCCACAGTTCCACCATTGAAGTAGACACCAGCGCCGCCACCGCCATAGTAGTAGTCGGTCTCCTCAAAGTCAGTTATTAGAACACCGTCACCACCATTTCCAGCAGCTGGCCCGGGCGGGTTAGTTCCGACGCCATCAGTACCATCAGCAGCAGCACCAGCACCACCGCCGGCAGTAATGTAGTCCGCCCATTCGCTGCTACCACCATTATATCCAGCATAAACATTTCCTGTTATTCCCGCTGGAAAAGTCGGTGCAGTCCCAGAACCACCTGAATAAGTGCCGGTGGCATGTGCCCCAGCACCACCACCGTTTGCACCATCTCTACCTTCTCTTTGCGGTATTGCGAAGTAAGAACCACCCCCACCACCTCCGGTTGCAGTTATACCAAAAGCTGTGGTTGATCCACCGTTATTGCCCGCAGCACTACTCCCACCACCTGTTCCACCAGCACCGATTGTAATTGTGTGGTTTCCAGCAGTCAGAGTAACGCCTGAACCACTATGAGTGGTGCTTGTGAGCATAACAGCCCCACCACCTCCACCACCAGAAATTCTCCCTCCGGCTTCACCACCACCACCGACTAGAAGAACGTCAAACGTCCCTGCTGTAGTTACGGTGAAAGTTCCGCTACTAGTAAACTCTCTAAACTGATACAGTTGACCATCAATAGTGAATTGATAAGAGTTATTACCGCCAGTACCTACGCCATAGGAGACACCACCGCTAGCTGACACGCCAGTTAATGCCATTAACTGAGTGATACTCATTAGCTTACGTTTCCGCTTACTGCCATACCATCACTTTCATATGCAACAAAAGTAGCTACTCCGAATAAAGCAAGAGTCATATTTACTCCATTAAAGTTACTATCAGTACCAGCAAGACGAACATTGTTGGTAAAGTTAGCATCAAAGGTAACAGTTCTATCAGAGTTTGTATTATTAAAGATTGTAAAGATATCACCTTGATCAAAGTTTGCTTCGTTCACATTGACCGTAGTAGTGCCAAGTGTTGCTCCAGTATCAATTCTAAACAACTTACCAGAAGACCCAGAAGGAATGGTATAGGGTGTAGAGGTGATTAAAGTAGTCGAGCCAATTGTTCTGAGGCTTCCATCACTATCCGATACGGTTCCACTGATAGTGGCATTAGTGCCATCTAAAAATAAAGATGCAATGTCATTTGCTCTTGTGCCCATGGTATTATACTTTCCCTTTTATTTGTATTTATAATCAGGCACTATCGCCTTCACCTGGGATAATATAGTTTACAGTTGTTGAGAAATCGCTATCTGCGATAATGTTTAAATCACTAGGATTTGGTTCAACAGTAATCCTTTCCAGAAGCGCATTCGTATCTGGATCAGTAAAGTCAACAATCGACTTACGAATAATAGACGAGTTGGAGATAGGACCAAAGAAGCTGGTTTTAATTTCAAAATCTAGAGTATAGATAATTGTTCTTCTGCTTTCCAACTGTCCTTCATAATCATCAGAGAAAGACAATCCAATTAAAGATACGGGAATATCCTCTGTAATATCTGCATAGTCAGAAAATGGTTTCATCGTAACTGTATATGCAGGATTAAAGAACGGAATAATCTGTTCTAAAATTTGTACTGCATCTTCATTTGTCTTAGATAAAATATTCAGCTGAAAGTTTAGAATATAAGGAACAGATGTAAAAAACTTAGTTCTCTTAGAATTATCTGTTGTGACCTGACGTGTAAAGTTGTTTGTCTTTGGCAGTTGTCTGGTTGGATCAAAATACAGAGATGTCATTTCAAAAGACATTCTTGGCAATTTGACTGCTAACTTAGCATCAGACATATCCTCAGTTTCACGTATACGTTCCAAGAACTTCTGCTTAGGGGCATAACTCAGCGGAACTTTCATCTGACTGATCACGGCACCAGATGAGTCCTTACGAAGCACATAGAGATTGTTAAACAGCGTACCAAAGACTGCTACACATTTTCTAATCTTTTCGTGATAGAAATGCTGATTAAACATATTAGGTCACCTCTCCGAACGGATTTCCTTCAGAGAAATCTAAGAAACCATCTGCTTCTGTTTCAAAGTCATCATTCTGACTAAATACCTGCTGTAATTCATCACCAATAGAATTAATCGTTTTTGTAATACTTGTCTCAGTAGATGTAATTGTAGTACCTGCCGAGAACGTTCTCCATAAACCATCAGTAGAACCTACATGCGCAACTTCAAGAACATTTGTAGATGCGTCCCAGTTGACAATCTCTGCTACCAGTTTAGGTCCTGCAGCACTATCTACTAAGTACTCAATATTCTCACCAAGCTTAAATCCATTTGAACTGGATGCTGCCAGAGTCAGTTTAATACGATTACCTATTGCTTCCACTTCATCAATAGATTCAACACCTGTATCAAAGTCTTCATCACCATATTCAAACAGTTCAATCTCCATACGATAGGTAGGAAGATTTGATAATTGATAGAATGGTTTATCATCAACCACTCTCATGATTTCAAAGATTTGATCTGACAGCGGTAAGTAGATTAAGTCACCTTCTCTTGGTCTGTCATAATCTACATTATATCCTACAAGTCGGTCCCAGGATCGTCTGGAGACGTGCAGAGTCGCTCTGTCACGAATCTCTACCCCAAACTTAGTAAATAATTCCTGATCGCCTTCAAACCCATCAATGTTCTCCAGATACATTTCAACAGTGTATGCATCGTCGAATCTAGATACAACATCTTCGCCAAAGATCTTATCCTCATTGACGAGTGTTCTAGGCATATACTGCACATCCTGACCATAGATCTTAATCGACTCTATGATAATATTTTCATAGAGATCCTGTTCTGATCTAACTGTCTGTGATATGTACGGGTTTCTTGGCATTCGACTCTCTATGTATTTTTATGTGGTATCGCAAGAGTATTTATATAAGAAAGATTAGGATTTGATTCATGACTGAATCCCTGCAGCTCCATTCTTTTTTGATCCACTTTATGAACTTCGGTCAACTCATTGGTGAGTCTATCTACAAATTCATATAATTCCGAAACGTCCCAAGATTCTTGTTCAGATTCTTTAGCAACATAATCTCTTAGTAAATTCTGAACTTTAGAAGGATTGACGCCAATCTGCTCAAGGTATTCTTGTTCACCCTTAGTAATAGCTCCTGTCATTCTTACATCACGAATAGACTGTACTAATGATCTTTTTAAATGATTTTTAGTTTCTTCTTTTTCAAAGTCTTCTTCAGAAAATGAATTTACCTTAGATTTAAGCTGTTCATACAATTCATTGAGAGCAAGAACGTCTTTCATAGCACCTTCAATAGTGATAATACCTTCGGCTAGTTGTTCTTTTTTTTGTGCGAGCTTAATCTTAGTGTCTACTTCATCCCAGTACTCGATATTAGGGTCAGTAAGTTTCTCTTCTAGCTTTTTAACTTTCACCTCTGCTTTGATATGTCTCCATTTCGCTTCATTGAGTGCAGACTTCTTTCTAGCGATCTCTGCAGAAAGCTGTCTCATATTTTTATAAGGAGAGTGATAGTGTAGATTAAGATGCTTCCAGTCCCACTGAGAATGTGAATGGTTCCAGATATTTTGAAGTTCACCTACATTTTGTAAAGCAGCATCAACCTCTTTGGTATTTTCTAAAAGTGTATTACCACCAAAGCTTGCAACATCCCCTACAGTACCATGTCCAAATACCATAGACATAGGAACTTTAAGTTCATCTTTTGCCACAATGTCTGTATTTTTTCTGATCTCTTCAAACACTGCTACTTGCGTAGTTCCATTATTTTTAGTCATTTATCTAAATCTCCGTGATCCATGGATCCAAATTACTAGGGCAAATCTTTCACCTGATTTAATCGGTGTTACTACATGAGGCATATAGCTCGGAAACAATGAAATTGATCCTTGCTCTCTTACTGCCTGAATTTCATTACAATGATCGTTAACCATTAGATCACATCCCCTATATGAGTCTGGATCTGATAGCTGTGCGGTGAAAGAAATCTTTCGAGTAGCTGCATGACCATTTCCTGCATCTACATGCCAATCATAATGACCTTTGACTTTAGTATCTGATCTGTAATGGATCAGCTGAAGAGGACCATTGATTGAATTTATTTCAAAGTCATATAGTTCTTTGTTAGCAAAGTCTACTGATTTAATTACCTTTTCGAAAATCCATTTATTTTCTGTAGTGGGCTTAATGTCATAAATGTCGGCTGATCTGATTTGTTTAGCAATCCTACTGTTAACATCACTACCAACTGAAGCTGTAGACGAATATTGATCAGATGCCAAACTAATAATCTTTTCACATTCTTGTTTTGTAAACATCAGAGATGAATTAGTTTCAGAGTTTACTGGAAAGTATCCTGGTAAATAATCGTCTTTACTTGGAAGAACAACAGCCTCATATTTGCCTACTTGTTTTTCTGCAGCCTTTACTGGACTCGATATCGGCTTTGAAGTAAGCATCGGTTTATGTATTCCTAAAGATTGCCTACCGTCTTTAGCCTGATCGGCATGAGGACCATTAGCATCCACATAGTGAAGAAATACCTGAACATGCCATTCACCTTTAAATGGTGCTCTCCAATGAGTAATATCGCATCCTTTATAAACAGCCATCTCTCCTACTTCTAACTCGCAACAGATTTCTTTTTCATCATCAAACATAATAGGCCAAACAGAATTAGCCTTATATCCTAGAGTAAGGGTAGCAGAGATTTCACAGGCTGGTCTATCTTTGTGCCTCTTAAGAATCTCACCGGGTCTGTAGATTCTAGAATATGTATATGTTGGTAGTAAAGTTTTACCAACTCTTTCTCCAATAGGTCCAGCTAACTTATCCAAGAGATTGTCAAAGATAGGATCACCATAAACTGAATCGGAAAGAGGACATTGAGGATCCTTAATTAGTTTCCCTTGATCATAAAGATTAAACATGTGGTTAGTTAGTTGCTCACATTGTTGTTCACTAAGAACACCAGACATAACTGCATAATTATTCGCATCAAAAAATTCGATAGAGTTCATTTTCACACCTTTAAATTATAAAGTATTTTTAGCTACTTATCTTTTTTTATACCTGTTGTCCTGCAACAAAGCTTCTAGCAACAGTTAGATCTCCAACATCTGTAGCATTACCATCGGATGAAAAAGGAAACTTATCTATTACGTTAGAAGAGCCACCGACGTCGCCACCTGAAGTATATCCAGATGCATCAGACGATTGACCTGCTAGAGCAGCTCTAGCAACAGTTAGATCTCCAACATCTGTAGCATTACCGTCTGATGCAAAAGGAAACTTGTCTATTACATCTAGGTATGGAGCAGCACCACCTGAAGAATAACCAGATTCTTGGGCCGATTGGCCTGTAGTACTGTATCTAGCAACAGTTAGATCTCCAACATCAGTAGCATTAGCATCAGATGCAAAAGGAAATTTCTCTATTACGTCAGTCGATGTAGCCTCGGCACCTCCAGAAGTATATCCTGATGCAGAAGATGATTGACCAGCTAATAACTGTTTAGCAGCAGTCAAGTCTCCTACATCAGTAGCATTGCCATCTGATGCAAAAGGAAACTTGTCTATTACGTCTGACCATGTGGGTGATCCTGATCCAGTTCCGCCTGATGTATAACCTGATGCAGAAGATGATTGTCCTGTTGCAGCCCTTCTTTCAACAGTTAAATCTCCAACATCAGTAGCATTACCGTCTGATGCAAAAGGAAACTTGTCTATTGTGTTAATATTGGCTGGCGATAAAGTTTGGTTAAAACCACCTGAAGTATATCCAGATGTATCTGATGATTGACCAGATACATGGCTTCTAGCAACCGTTAGATCCCCTACGTCTGTTGCATTTGCATCTGATGCAAAAGGAAACTTGTCTATTGTGTTTAATCTATTAGGTGACTGGGCAGGGTTGAACCCACCTGATGCATATCCCGAAACGGTTCCGGGGAAATTGGAAACTGCTGCTGCTACTGCATCTACTGCACGTGCAATAAAAGATAAAGGTGCGTTAAAGAATAAGGCCATAGTCAGGTTATCCCATCATAAAGTCAACAGGAAGTTCATGGGTCAATCTCATCTGTTCTCTTAATCTCTCCAACTCTTGTGTTGCATCGTCATATAACTGTCTGCCGTTTAGCTGTACACCACCAGGAAGTTGCATACCTTCAAACTTAATCAGATTAGCACCCCATTGCTGTTTAATCAGCTGAGTCAGATATTCTTTTAGTGAAATATCATTGTATATATCCGTATATGTTTCAGGGTCAATTTGCTGATAGGTCTCAAAGACAATGAAATCATCTGCTTTGATTGTACCTTCTTCAAACTCACCATGAATATAGATACGATTCTGATTTCTAGAGAATGTAATCAGAGGAGCGCCAGTTAGCTTCATATCAATTAATGAAACATACTGTTGCATCTGCTCATAATATGCCAGATCACCGACAAATGTATTTAAGTCATACAGATCATTTAAGAATAACTGATACTTTAATCCAAATAAATTAGATGATGTTGTATCGCCGCTAACAGGAAAGAGTCTCTGTACAAATAAAACATTATCATTAACTGAGATATACTTATTTGTTACATCATCAGCAGTAACCTGATGCTTTAAAAAAGTCTTAACAAGCGCATCAGAATTGTACTCACGATAGAACTGTAATGCTTCATCAACTCTATCTTCTAATTGCTCTTCGTCAACATTGATCTCAATGACAGGTGCACCTAGCTTTCTCAAGCAGTAGTCAATTAAACCTTGTCTAGTAGATGGATTAGCCATTGTTTATCCTTAGAATGTTAAGCTAGAGTCAAGAGATACAGAGGAAAGAACTAATTCATCAGCATCGAACACCATACCACTAATAATAGCCATTTTTTGAGAAGATACGGTAACTACGTTAGTCGAACTAAAGTGTAGTGTATCACCAGTATCTGCTTGTACAGTCAAAGTTCTATCGCTATTTGCATCGTTATTAAACGCAAGAATAGTAAATGAAGTGCCAATATACGGTGTTAATGCAGCGTTACCAGTTGTTCCAACTACTAAGTTTTGATTAGAGTTAAACGTCACAGTACCAGTGTTACCAGAATCAATATTAAATCTAATATCACTAGCACCAATCGTACCAAAGCCTTTATTATTCGGAATACCAACACCACCAGTAAGCGTAAGATCACCAGAGATAGTAGCAGAATCAATCGTTGGTCCACCAGAGATTGTTCCAGTTACTTCAATTCCGCTGTTGGTAACTTTTAATCTTTCACTACCACCAGTGGCGATACTGACAGTATCTGCAGCGGCAGAGAACAGACCAGTATTAGCATCGCCTGTAACAGAAGGATTTGGTGCACTAGCTGTAGTTCCAGAGATAACAGTAGTTGCTGTATTCAGAGTAGTTCCAAGTACTGTGCTTCTAACACTAATCAGATCCGAGTCATCAAGTGCATCCACCATAGTAATTTGAGTAGGCGAGTTGATCGCATAGTCTTGCGATGCCCCTTCTCTCAGTAATACACCATTCTTGAATACATCAGTTCTAGCAGTATCAATTGCTTGAGTAAGTGTTAATACAGTAGCGCCCTGACTTACAGCAGGGAACTGTTCAACATCTGTTGTTCCTACGCCAATCTCTACTGGATCACCTAAGTTAATATCAATCGTATCAGAATCAAGCGCATAGTAAAGTGCTTGGAAGATACCAGTTGTAGGTTGTGTAGGAGTAGGTACGCCAGAAGAATCGCTAATATAGTAATAAGAGTTATCTAAGAACGTCGGCGAACCAGAGTTAGAGTCAAGTGTAAACACACCAGTCTGAGCAATCTTAAAGTTGCTGTTACTGGTGCTATATTCCACAATGACGTGAGATGCTGTTGAAGCAGAGTCTGCCTTAGCGCCAGTCCAGTAACCAGCATCAGAGTCATAGAATACTGGATCACCAACACCAAGTGCAGATGTAATATCAGTTCCTGCTCTACCAGTCGAATCCAAAAGATTCAGCGCAACGGCAAAGGAAGGAGCAGAACCCTCAATAGTAATTGTTTTTTCTGCACCACTACCAGAAGCTGTTACTCCAGGTCCGACAAAGTTAAGAGCGGTTGCTGAAGTTGTAAGAGCAGAACCCTCATCTTTAACAGTTAGTGAAGCAGCACCAGAAATTACACCAGTAGCAGAGTCATAGGTAATATTTGTTCCTGCTACAATTGCTGCACGTGCTAGTGGTCGAACATAGGCAGAGTCGATAAGGTTTGTTACTTCACCAGAATCAAGTGTAAAACTCTGAATATTCGCAGAGTCAAGATTAATTGTGATAGTGCCGCCAAGGGATACAGACCCACCATTTAACAGACCTTTGCCAGCAGTAACAGTTACCGAACTATTATCGAGATTAGTGCTCGGGAAACTTGTAACCGTCTTGATATAATCAGAGTCAGCACGTAAACGAACATAGTCAGAATCTACTAATGCTCTAGTATCAGAATCACTTCTAGCAGTAGTGTAGTAAAGATTAGTCGTGCCTTCTGTTAATGCATTAGTGGTTTCGCCAGTTTGACCAATAATATTCTGTATACTAACTTGACCTGTACCTGCACCAAGAGACATTTGATCCAGATCAATAGTGTCTACTTGAAGATTACCAGCGCCAGTTCTAGTTATGGTGGTTCCATCTACCTTTACTTGGATCTGAGAAGAAGATATCTCAAGTCCACCGTTGGACTTTAAATCAGCACTTAATGTATTACCAGCCTTGGCGAGACCGTCACCAGCAGTAATTTGACCAGCACCAGAGAACTGTTGGAATACGATTGCACTGTCACCAGGAGGTTGTGTATGTGGCTGAGTCTGTACAAATCCAGCAGAGGCATTAGTTGTGCCTTCTGTGGTGAATACAAAGTCACCACCGGCAATCTCTGCTGCTGTATCAAAGTCTGTCGCTCTTGTAATACGAGTAGCAGAATCCCAAACGTAAATACCGTTATTTGCCTGATTAGTTTCGTCTTTCACCAAGATTCTATCATTGGTAACGAGTGTTATACCATCAATAGAGTCAAGAGAACCTGTAATAGCGAGGAATGCACCTACACCAGAAGCACCGCTATCATATGTAACGGCAGTAATATTATCATCACTGATAAGTGTTTGTGTAGTGGCTACTCTTGTTGCTTCATGAACATGTAAACCTTCCGCTACAGCATCAACATATGCCTTACTTGCGGCATCTTGATCAGCAGTAGGATCGGCAATATTTCTAACTCTTCTATTTTCAAAAGAGATGCCATTAGTTCTATTGATAACTAAGAAATCAGAATCTGCTGTATCGTGAATCACGAAACGAATGCCACCATCAGTAGCATGAGCATGCGAATGAATAACTAATCCTAAGTTTGGATCACCAGAAAGATGAGATACTTCACTACCATTCGCAGAGTCTTTGATTTTAATTTCGTTTGTAGCTGTTACATTCGCAAATGTTGCACTATCAGTAGGATCAAGAGCAATAGTACCACCACTATAACTGATACCATCACCACCTGTAAATAATCCAGTAACGAATCCAGAGTCTACTGTAACTGTTGGTGTAGACGCAGAAGCAATGGACTTAATGCCGCTACCAGCAGTAACACTTTGTACATACGTTGAAGCAGTGGTAAGAACCGAGTTTCCATCAACTGTAATGTCACCGCCAGTTGCTACGCTAATATCTGCACCATTTAGTATGTCAAGTCTACCATTAGCGCCAGCACCAGTCATTCGAGCAAGGATCGTATTAGATCCTCCACTCTTTACAGCATATTCGATTAATCCATCTTCGGTGCCATCAGTAGCATCAGAAATCTTACCAGTAATTTTAGCGTAGATATCAGTAGTAGCACTACCTCCACTATCTTCGCCTCTAAATTTAATTTGACCTAAGTAGTCACCATTGTTTGCTTGACTGGTATTACGAATAAACTCCATGATTGGAGCAGCACTAGAACCATCAGCAGTGGTTTGTAATATAAGCGCAGGATCAGTTGTACTATTTTTGGTTATGGTAATAGTATCAGTAAAGTTAGAATCGAACTGCGCTTGAACAGCGGCTGAGTCGTGTGTATCAGCAGCACTGATTAAAGAATTTACTGCAGCAGAATCTACACCAACGACTTTATCGATGTAGATGTTACCGACCATGCCACTGTGTATTGTACACTGATAAACCAGAGAAGTAGGAGCATCCATTGGTACAGTAAAGATTACCGTACCAGATCCACCATTGTTTGTAACACCACTATTATAAGCAGAACCGCCAGCAGATGTTCTAATTTGTAAAGGATGACTACCAGAAATACCTGTAAACTTATATGTTTTACCACGAGTTAAGTAAAGGTCTGGGTCGTTAGCACTAGCAGGGAATCCATCACCTGTAAATGCATAGTTTGAACCATCGCCCGATAAAGTGAAAATAGACTCTGCTGGTCTGCGTAATTCAATATAGTCAGAGTCAATCTGAGCAACTACAGCAGCGCTATCATGCGTATCTGCAGCTGTGATCAGAGCGTTTACGTTACCGGAGTCTAGAATATTAGGAAGGTTGCTAGTAATGTCATTATAGTCAAGATTCGTAAGTTGCGAACCATCGCCGATGAATGCATTAGCTCTTACATCAGAGTCCGCAACAATACCTTTGCCTACTACTAGACCTTTTTTGACTTTAAAATCGTCTTTAGCCATGGTTCACTTTCCCCGTCTGGCGTTATATTTTAATTCTATTTATATAATAACCGTCTTGGCAATCTTTACTGTTACGTTGTTAGATCCTCGACGGGTAAAGTTAAGATCAATATTCGTTCCATCATCAACAACTGCAAATGTACCTAAATCACTGTCTCCGGTATGAACTACACCATATTCAGTGAATGCAACTTCAGAACCATCATAAGTTGCCAGGACTTTAGTAACCTGAGTTTTGTTGGTAGTCGCTTCTTGTAATTGCATTACATACTCGACTGCTGCAGCAGCGCTGTTATGTGCAAACGTACTAATCTGTGTAGGATTACCAGTAGTAACTGAAACTCCAACTAAAGTATGTTTGATGGAATATTGATTGGTGTCAGTTGCATCTACAATAGTTGTATTAGAACCAGTTCCTGTAGTAATCGTTCCTGTTACAGTCAGATTAGCAGACATAGTATCGTCTGAATCGCTGCGTAAGAACGAGGTGCTATTCAGGTCATCCAGTGTGCCTGCGTCAACCTCAAGAGCATTTACAAAAGATTGAGTAACTTTTGCAGTAACATCAGAATCTACTTTAGATTGGGTATAATACTTGTTAGTAGCGCCTTCAGTCAGTTGATCAGTTGTGCTATAAGTTGCATCAAGAAGTGTATGCCAAGTACCATGTGCATAAACTGCCCTATCGCCATTATGATCATGAGCAAACATACCATGGTAAATACTAGCATCTGGCAAATCAGTTGAGTCTTGGAACTCGTTAGCAAAGTACATAACACCAGTTGTATGTACGTTCTGTGTGCCGAAACTCCAGTAGTCCTGACTTTCATCCCAGATAAAGCTTACGTTAGTAGATAATCCTCTTTCAATTTCAATACCAGCATCTAAAGTATTGTTGCCCGTTGTAGCAGTATTAATTAAGATAATATTATCGCCGAACGAAATATTGCTATCACTTGTCGATACAATTCTACCGCCTACAAACAGGTCATCATCAATCGTAAGGCTTCCTGCCATACTATCAGATTGATCAGACCGTAAGAACTGAGTGGCGGCATCAATTTGACCTTGTACTAAAGCAGAGTCGTGAGTATCGAATGATGCTGCTACAGAGATTACACCAGTTGCAGAGTCATACGAAACATTAGAACCTGCTACGATTGCTGCTCTTGCCAGTGGTTTAATGTAAGCTGAGTCAACTAATGCTCTAGTATCAGAATCGCTTCTAACAGTAGTGTAGTAAAGATTAGTTGAACCTTCAGTTACATTATCTGTAGTTTTAGATGCCAACCTAATATCAAAATCAGAATCAGATCGAGCAGTGGTATAATAGAGGTTAGTAGAACCTTCAGTTACATTATCTGTTGTATCTGCTGTTGTTAAAATTCTATCTGTATTATAATAAGGTGCTTTGTTAAATACCCACTTATCACCAGTTGCAGCATATTGAATTGTTGCATTCGCACCATTGATCGTAATGCCTGCGCCGTTCGCCTGAGAAGCATTTGTGGCAGAATCAGCAAGAACAATATTCTTATCACTAATCGAAACAGTCGTGGAGTTGATAGTAGTAGTCAGACCGTCTACTTGAAGGTCACCAAGAATAACTACTTTACCAGTGCTATCTCCAATTGCTGCTGGATCAATTGTAAATACAGCAGGACCAGCAATATATCCACCAACTGTTAAGTTACTATCAACTGTTACGTTTGTAGGAAGACCAATTGTAGCGGTTTTGCTTCCAGTTGTTACTGTAACCTGATTAGCAGTTCCTAAGATATTGTTAGTGATACCAGAATCAATAAGGGAAGTAACATTACCAGAGTCTAGGACATTTGGCGTTCCTGTTAAGTTGCCGTAAGGAATACCAGTAACCGTCTTAACATCATTCGAATCTGGGCCAGTATAGGTAAATACGCCACTTGCGTTACTATAAGAAAGAGAACCAAATTTACCTGCAGTATTGTTTGCACTCAAATCGGTAAGAGCGATACCAGCACCACCAGATCCTGTAGCATCCAGTGCTACGATAAATTTGGATCCATCCCATTTAAGGACTCTGTCGGTAGCAATACCTGTAAGATCAACATCTGAAAGATCGCCAATGCTTGCAACACCAATTCTAGAGTCTGCAATCGAAACTACTGAAGCAGAATCAGTACCTCCAGCTGCTGTACTTGCAATCACGCCAGTTGACGAGTCATAGGTAATGTTATTGCCTGCAACGAGTGCAGCACGAGCCAGAGGACGAACAAATGTAGCATCTACAGTTGCATTAATCTGACCAAGAACTGCCGCACTATCATGAGTATCTAAAACACCTAAAGAGGAATCAATCTGACCTTGTACTGCTGCACTATCATGAAGATCATCTGCAGTTGTTAAGATTCTATTCGTGTTATAGTATGGGGCTTTATTAAATACCCATTTATCACCAGTTGATGCATACTGTAAAGTAGCAGAAGCACCATTTATTGTAATACCAGCGCCATCTGCTTGAGAAGCATCTGCCGCAGAGTCTGCTAATACAATATTCTTATCAGAGATACTTACAGTAGTGGAGTTAATTGTTGTTTGAACACCATCAACTTGTAAGTCACCAAGAATTACAACTTTACCTGTACTATCACCGATAGCAGCAGGATCGATCGTAAAGACCGCAGGACCGCCAATGTATCCACCAACAGTTAGATTGCTGTCGATTGTTACGTTAGATGGTAAACCAATTGTTACTGAACCTGTAGAAGCACTGACTTCAATTTCATTCGTTGTACCAGATACATCAGAAACATAGTTACCAGTTGTATTGACACCCAAGGTAATAGTTGGTAATCTATCAGCGCTTAATGTACCTGTAGAAATATTAGAAGCATTGGTGTAATAACTTGAATCATTACCGCCAAGAGTTGCTGCATCTACACCAAGATTATCAACAAAAGATTTATTTACTGTGCTAGTAATTCTTGTGTTAGCAATTGTAGTAGCCGCCGCAGAGTCAATACCTACACCATCAAGTGTTACTCTTGCTTGCACATAAGCGGAATCTACTAAAGCAGTAACTGCTGCAGAATCAATACCGCCAGCACCACCTGCTCCAGTATTATCTGTACCAGGAGCCCATTGTGAACCATTCCACTTCAGTACTTGTCCAGTAGAAGGAGAAGTTGTTGCTACGTTATTTAAATCACCAAGATCAGTTGCAGCAATCAGAGTATTGACAGCAGTAGAATCTACACCAGTATCTGTGCCTGTGATCGTTATAGTAGAACCTGCTGTCCCTACAGATACACTACCTGCACCAGCAATTGTAACATCACCATTTAAAGAGTTTACCGTGCTTACACCAGAAATAATTGAAGAAAGAGAAGCAAAGATAAACTTCCCAGAGTCTGAGTCATACTTCAAATATGCATTGGTGCTACTAAGGTCAGAGTCATTGATGTCCGTTAAGGTCGTCAATGTTGATATATTGGGTATACCAGAGAGTACTCTTTTAACTGTTATCCTTCTTGCCATCTCTTACCCTTTAAGCTGTATCTGATTTGGTGACGCAAGGACTGATCTCAAGTATACCTTCAAGGACTCTCTCAGTAGTCGCTCCATTCTGAATCTCAACATCATAGACATATCTACCTGCTTTAATTGCATTCGTGATAGATCCGTTGAGTGTCAGATCAACAAAACCTTGTGTTTTTGGTGTGGGAATTTCTGTAGTAAAAGAGTTAGAATCGGCAGAGGCATAGGTCTTCTTGAATTTTGCAGAGGCAGTGAAGTTTGTCAGATCTTTAGCAGACCTGTCACTATCAACTAACTCAATTCTAAAGATAGTATCTGTACCTTGATCAGCAGTGAGTACCGCATATTCAGCCATTTCTTCAGCAACTCTTTCTATATTAAGTGTATAACATTATTTATAATCTATAGACTTAGAGAGTTGCAGGATTAATTCCTTCAGCTCCTTCACTTCACTCTTTAATTCATTTAATTCATTCTGTTCTTTTACTCTAGCAACTTTTCTTGCTTTTGCTAGTTCTAGTCCACTTTTATCTGTATTTATAATAGCGCCAGTGGACTTATCTCGAACTAAATTAGGAGAGTTCTCAACGGGAACATACTTCATCTATTATGTTCCCAGTGCGATTGCTCTCAAGTCTCTAAAGGTCGGAATCTTAGAACTATTCGAACTTCTCATTACAATTTTGAGTTGGAAGGTAGTGAATGGAGTTAATGTACCGCCAAGTCCACCAATGGTGTACTCGTATTCTCTAAAGATATCTGGATTCTCATCTGTTTGAACAATCGTATCTTGTGCTGCCAAACTGTAGGAGATATCTTCGATGTTTGTATCAGCACCAGCAGGGATTGTTCTATAATAAAGATCAAAGTTAGCAAGGTTTGGTCTGTTTGCACCAATCAGAACTTTTAATCCAACTGCTGGTTGTTCAAGATTGATTGGAACTGTAATGTGCTTAGACAGATGCGAACCATTTGCTGGGTCAGTTTCTGCTACATATGTCAGAGGCAGGTTCAAAGGATTATTCGTAGCAGCAGAATCTTGATTATCAATCAGGTTATTTGCTGCACCCAAAGATGCTCTAGACATATTAATTACAGGCGATACGAAGTTACTATTCGTAGCAAGGGATGCTGTAATTTGTACAGAACGTCTTGGTGTGCCAGCAGCGAGAAGGACACCAGAGGAGTCTTCAAGGTCTCTGTGAGCAACTACCTGTGGATGATCAAACGTGATAACCTGTTCTGGATTAAAACTAATTGCGCTACCGATTGCAAAAGTATTTTGAGCATTCGCCCCTTGTCCACTCTGAGGTACGATAGAACGCCCTTTAGCGAATGTACCTGAGAATGTCAGGGATGCCGAAGCAGCAGGGATAAACGTATCAATCTGAGGTAACATATTATCGATCTGAATATTGTCAGTAAATGACAGACCAGATCCACCAGCTGGGATACTAGATGTTGCGGAACTATCCGCAGTAAATCTAAATCCTGTACCATCAATTGCAGTTACTGTTCTTTCACCTTGTAAAGATGTGCCTTTAATACCGCCAAAGTCGCCAGTAGAATCAATGCCAAAGATTGTAAACTTATCATTTACACCAAGTCCATGTCCTCTATAATTAACTGTAACAGTGGTAGAACCGCTATCAGTTAAGAATGGATCAGTATCCATTACCGAATGTGGGGCATCAATATTCTGTAGGATTGCTGTACCAGAAGATACGAAAGATGCTCTATGAATCTGGAACATCATATCTCTAGTTTGATCAGGAGTCCAAGTGATAGAGTTCTGAGACATAAACAGCGAACCAAGACTTGGCTGCTTACGAATTCTTTGATCAGTTGTTCCGATAATAAAGTCACCTGCTTTCGCAACATATACATTATAATCTACAGTATCTGCCATCAGAATAAATGCATGCGGTGTATTACCAGGAATAAAGACTGGAGCATCAAAGGTAAACTTAGTTGGAGTTGCTTGAATTGTTGCCAGATCATCCAAATCAGAAGGAATATTGCTTCGAATAGTTGC